GGTGCTGTCGTAGTCGGTGAGTTTATCTTTTGCCATTAGTTAGCCTCCAACGCTGCTAGGCGTGTTTCAATATTGCCCAAACGCTGTTCAGTCGCCGCACCCACAAAGGCCAGCAACTCAGGATAGCGGATGCCCATCCGTGTGCGTTCTGTGGCACCCTCTGGTGCTTCTTCGGCTGTGTCGTAGGTGTCAGTGCGTGTGTAGGCATCAACGGCTTCTACGGCCTCTGTGACCAGACGTTGTTCCGTACGCTCTGCTTCAACCTCATTGCCATCCTCATCAAGTACAGCCGGAATGACCACATCTTCATAAACAGCTTCTACAGCCTCAACCGCCGGAACTTCTGTCTGTGTTTCCCACCAAGTGCTGCTAATGAAGAACGCATAGTCACCAGCATCCAAGCCAGCGGCAGTCATAGCTGCTTGAACGTCCTGTGCAATTACACCGGCGTGTGTTCTGGCTGCATCGCCTTTGGCTTCAACTGCGCTGTTCCACTTGTAGGTCTTGAACAGTGCGCTGATAGCTTTAGCGGCTGTGATTTCAGCGTCAGTCAGTGCTGCAATTTGCTGCTTTTCGTTTTGGTCAGATGTTTGGATAGTGCCGTTGGTGGCGTATAGGTCATTGAAGCGATTTGACCCATTTCCTAAATCAATCGCATTGTCCCGATTTGAATTGGTGCTTGCGTTCCACGGATGTATGCTATCATTGCCAGAGTTAGCAAGCAGGGCAGTGTCTAAACTGCCAAAGAAAAGTGCAGATGTCCCACTTGTAAACGCCCCAATACTACCCACAACGTTGCCTTGTTTTCTGAAAACAACTATATCACCATCATTTGCATTGTTCTTACCAATTTCTACTGTCGAACGATTAGAATCGGTAGCAAACTCAAAATGTTTATCACTAGCAACATAACCGCCACCACCTTGAGTAGAAGTGTTACTAGCAAGATTTGCAGCGGTGTTTCCAAGAGCAATATCGCCGGTGGACAGGATGCGGAGGCGTTCAGTTCCATTTGTATAAAACCCAACTGGAATATTTGTCCACGACCCTGTTTGTATCATTGAACTCGCGTCACTAATCTTAAAACGCGCTTGATTACCACCTGATGAATTTAAGAAGTATTGTGGGTCGGTTGACCCCGATACTGTAACACCACCATTCACTGCGCTGGTCGAAACGGTAAGGGCATCGCTTGGCGAAGTCGTTCCCACGCCAACCCGATTATTTGTGCTGTCAACGTAAAGAGTGTTGGTGTCTACGGTAAGGTCGCCGGTTACGGTCAAGCTATCCATCGAAGGGCTTTCCAGCGCAACCGCGCCGGTAGACACGTCCTTGAGGTCAGCCATAATCTCGCGGATGGCGTTGTTAATGCCAGCCGGGGAGCAGCCCTCGGAGATGTCGATGGACTGGATATCGGTGTTTGCACTATTCGTAGCCGAATAGTCTCTGATGGAATTTTTAGCCATTCTGTTCTCCTAAAGGCAACTGCCTTAGTTATACCATATATCTAGTTCACGCGCACCGTTAGTCGGCCATATCAAATGGGTTCTTCACACCTTGTATCATGTTGGGCGCGCCGCCAGATAGTATCGACTGAGGCGGTCTATCTTCAAAGTCACTGGCAAGTTCGCCTGTAATCATTCCCGCTTGAGCTAATGTGCGGCCTACTATCATCATGTTTCTTTGGTTAAACCACTTGCCACCCTGACCGGCACGCAAGGCCGCCAAAGCCTCGACCGCGTCAGACTGAGTGAGAACGCTGGCGAGCCTTTTAACGTTTGCGTCTGACATAGAACGGCCAGCCGCATCTTTCATTGCGCCGGGTATTGCCCAAGGCGCAAGCGCGTATTTCATTGCCGTGCCAGCCATATTTGACTGCTCAAGCATTTCCTTTGCGCTTTCTTTTGCGGCTGTGTCTGATCCGGTGTACATAGCGCGGCTGGCGGCTTCCATAACCTTTGTCAGATTGTCAAAAGCCTCAGCCTGTTGCGGAGACATAGCAGCCTTAACTCTGTCCAACTGTTCTTTTTTACCTACCATCTTAGACCAAAACACAGATGGCGCTCTAGCCGCCACAAGGTCTGGCCTAGACATATAAGACATAGGAATGTCTTTCGCCTTTTCCCATTCACGCTCTAGCGCGCCTCTGAGGGTTGCGTTCCAAACAGCCTCGCCGCCCTCAACCTTTAATATGTTTGTTTTGGCTTGCTTGATTGCCGCTGGGCTTGAGGTTGTTAAAAAGCGCGCGCCCATATACTCAAAGTCTTTTATGTTCTTGTTTGCAAGGATCGGAAGAATACCGCCCTCAACTTCGTCTATTGGACGGCTCAGGTCGCCCCAAACTTTTCGCGCGCCAGCATACTCTGGAACCTGCGCGTCCATACTTTGCAACAGCTTGCCCTGAAGCTCTTGAAGCCGCATTGCCTTTTTGTTAGCGCCAGCTCTAATAGCTATGCTTATTTCGTCGTCCAAAACCTCTTTGATGTTGTCTTGGACATACTCAAGATTGATGTCATCTCTAACGGCTGGCCTTACGCCCCCATCTGTTTTTACCGGCTTTGTGTAATTGCCGCGTATTCTTTTTAAGGTGCTTTTAAGCGGCTGGAAACTGTCTGCTGTTTCCATAAGCGCATCATCAAAAACCCTCAGGTTTACCGTGCTTCCAGCCTCCCACGCTGCTGCATAAGCTGGAGCCGCCTGCGCTGCTCTCTGTTTTGATAGCTGCGTTACAGCCTGACCAGAAGCCTCAGCCAGCGCGCGGCCTGTCGCCTCAGGGGTGCTAGCCCTAGGGGCTAGACTTTCCAGCATTTGAGACGTGGCAACGCCAATCTCTTCACCGCGCTCTTTGGCAAACTGAGCCATTGTCTCGCCAGTTCTAGGGTCGCCTGTCAGAGCTTTTTGCGCCGCAATTAAATCCGCTGATCCGGTTAGCTCTGCGGGGGTGAGTGTAATTCTGGTTCCATATTGCGCGTTTACTCTAGCGAGCGTTTCGCGCAAAGCCTGAGCCGCATCTCCGGCACCTGATTTTAGGGCTTGCCTAAACTGTTGAGCAGCACGCGTTGCCGCCGCCCTCGTCAGACCCTTTCCTATTAAAGCGCCAGCCAAGGAAGCGCCAAGATCAATAGCGCCCTCTGTGGCGACGCGAGCAGGGCTTATCCTTTGCCCCGCCATTTGTTTGGCAAGCAGCTCTCTGAGGTACTGCCCTGTCATTGCGCCTGTCGTTCCTCCCCCAAGTGCGGTTGGTATGGCAGCGGGTGCGGCAGGGGTTGCGGCCATAAGTAGGCCGGGTATTGTTCCAAGCGCGCTTCCAACAGCAGGGAAGGAAGGCCCAACCCCTTTGGCGACTTCACGCAAGAACCCCGGCGACACGCGTTGCAGCTTGCCGTCAGGCGTCTGGTAAACGATGTTGCCATCAGCAATTCCAAAACGTTCTTTTGGTATGCCCATTTTTTCGGCGTAGTATCTGATCCGCGCTTCAGGGTCTTGGATTAGTGACGCCGCCGCAACTGTTGGGATGCTGGCCGCGCCGCTGGTGCCGGAGGCAATAGGCATACGCTGAGGGCTTGGGGCAATGTTTAGATCATCAAAAATGTTAGCCATTACTGTCTCGCTTGTTTTGCTGCCTCAGCATACGCCGCAATGGCGGTTGCTTCGTCTGCATTGTTTGCCCTCATATATCTTTCGACGAACTCGTGCATATACAAGGTCTTCACCTTGCCTTCTGTATTTTTCCCGCTAATCGAAATCGGGTATTTTTTAGCGAGATTGGTTGTGACCGGCTCACCAGACAAAACGCGCTGGGCGCGGAAAAGAGCCGCATTTGCGAAGCCTCTTTGATCTCGCAGTTTAGCCTCAAACGTGACTGGATCATCATTTGGGTTGACGCTGTATTTTCTTGCGTTGCCAAGTTCAAAATTAGAAACAGCCGCACCGGAAAGCTGATTTAGTAGGGTAGAGAAACCTTGCTGAATACCGCGAATAAATCTTGTTCTTTCTACTAAAAGCTCTTTTTGATCTTGGCTCAACATATCTGGATTTGCTTTAGCCCCCAAGCTATACAAATATGCCTCAACCGCAGCACCGGCGGTCAGCAGCTCTGGATTAAACGTAGCCGCCGCCTGATCCAACATAGAAACCTGATCTGTCAGGCTCAATACGTCTCCCTCTAAATCTTTTTTTGTACCTTTTTCAAGCGTAGCCCCAGCCCCTTGAGTAAACCTAACTGTGCCATCTGGTCCGATTTCAACGCCAAATCCGCTTGGTGGCTTTACGCCGCCAATACGCCCAGTAATTTTTCCGGTATATGGGTCGATCATAGCTAATTGCTCTCCGCCGCCATCGACCGGAACCATTCTTAATGTTGGCTTTTCGCCTTTTGTGGCTTTGGCGTATGCAGCCGCAGCGTTCAACGCATCTATGCGCGCCTTCTGGTTTGCGGCTCTCTGAGCAGCAAGGCGATCCTCAGCGGTTCCATAAGCCTCCATAGCGCCAGCACCCATACGCGCCAGAACTTGTCCTGTCGAAACCGGAACCCTACTCCATCCAGACGCGTCAGCACCTTGAACAGCCGCGCCAAAAAGAGCTTGCGTTGTCGGCTGCGAGAACCTCTGACCGAATGTAGTCTGCGCGGGCGCGCCCCCGGCTTGAAGCATAGAAGGCATATCAACACCAGTTTTAGGCTGAGCAGCCTCTTGCTCTATTGACTTTTGGGCTTGAGACATAAATTTGCCTTGAGCCAAATCCGAGAGCATAGGCAAAACGTACGGTTTTGCGCCGCCGCGAGCGAGCTGGGCGGCTTGTAGCTTTTGCAAGCCACTAAGAGCCATAGGTGGGGTGTCACCACCGGGTAGTTGGTAAGGTCTTTGTATATTGGCACGCGCAATAGGTGCGGCCTGTTTTTGGCCTTCCAACATCTGCAAAAATCTTCTTGTCGCTTCGCTCATGCCAAGACCCTAACCTATAAAATTCCAAACGACTTACCGAGGCCAGCTAATCCGCTGAGGCCGCTTAGGAAGTCGCCAGTGGTGTTGCGGAAATAAGGCGTGACTGTGTCGCGTCCAACCGTACCGCCCTGAACCGTTGCCATATAGTTAGCAAGAGACGAAAGCGGCTGAGCCTGCTCAAAGTTAAAACGGTCGATGTCAGCCTGAAGCTCGGCTTGTGACTGAGCTTCGCGTGTAGTCCCAACGCCTGCAAGCGTCTCAAGGTCAGCCATACCGAACTGACGCGCCGCTGGCGCTTGCTGAATAGCCGCTTGCTGTGCCTGATAAGCGTAAGGCGCTAGAGCCTGACCAAGAGCCGCCTGCTGGTAGCCTGAGCCGTAACGTCCAGCCTTAGACGCCTGAGCCTGCACCTGCTCAACGACAGGGCGGAACGCCGCAGCCATAAGCGGGTTTGTACCCATCAGGTTTTGCATCACGACGTCTTGGGTTGCCGGAATAAATGGTGAGCCAGTCACGGCCTGTTGGCGCATACCTTGCAGCGCCATTTCAGTTTCAGGCGCAAACCCTACAGTCGTCTGACCGGGGTAATATGTGGGCTGTTGTCCGTAAAGCTCTTTTGCCTCAGACAGTCCAAACTCCAGAAACGGCTTCGCGTACTCTGGAGGGTTTACGCTTTGGGTAACTGTCCTAGTTGATCCGCCGCCTTTACTCATCACTAATATCCTTCGCTAAAACCACCGACGTGGCGGTGTAATCTTTGAGCTGACGCTGCCAGCCCTTTCTGCCTATAATCTCTATGCCGTCGCAGCCAATGGACTTAGCCCAAACCGCGATAGACTTTTCTGCCTGCATCAGCTCTTCCAGCTCTCCGCCAGCCAGCCATATTCGGCACACCGCGCGCTGCGGGTAATCCACTATCTCCGTTATAATAGCAGACTTCTCCAACGGAAAAAACTGCGCCTTGCCAGATGACACCGCTTGATAGATATCATCAATAGTGTGCGTGCCGCCAGCATAGCCAAGGGCGTCTTGTATATATCGACCGCAGCGCTCCCAATTATCACGCAGGCGATCCTTACCCAATAATAAGGTAGGCAAATCGTGCATCGTGTCCTGAGTTCTGATAATTGATGACCATAGTGCCGTCTGTGCTAGTGCTGTCGATATAGGGGTTGTGGTGCCAAGGGTCGTGGTCTACGCCGGTAAAAAACACTAGGCTAGATGTTGAATAGCGAGGATCTTCAATAGTTACTTGAGTGCTGCTTGAATCAAAAGTCACATAGCCGATACTGTTTAAACCGCCATTAATTGTACGGTTTAGAACCTCGGCAATTTCTCTAGTCGATGCCGTGATAGGGTTTAGCGTTCTAAAGTTTGTAATACGTTCTGTCGTTGTCATCGCCTACCCACCGCCCTCACATCAATATCGACACCGTGCGCGTATGACCAGTCGCCAGTCAACTCCATCTTTACGCGGTGATATCGGTCGTGCGCCCTAAACGGCACAAAGCCTGACGCGTTTGTGTTTCCGCCAGAAACATAGCTAACCAAATCTGTCGGGGTTCCTCGCAGCCCGACCGAAATGGCAACATCGCCGCCCTCGTGGTATGGGTAAACGCGCGTAATAATCGCGTGGTTTCCGACCTGAACAGCGGCCTCGCCTGTCGTGACTGTGGCTGCTATTGGACTGCCAGAAAACGCGTGGATATTGCCACCTAAAGCGCCGCCAAAGATAAACTGCCCGCCCTTATACAAGGCGCTATCAAGAGACGCTGGGAGAGCGTCTACGCTAGAGCTGAGATTGTCCAAGTCCTCTAGCGTGTAGCCCGGCGTAAAGAACGGCGCGATCAGGTCGTTTCTGACGTTTGCCAAAGACCAGCGGTTTAGAGCGTAGTTAAATATCAACAGCCGGTCAGGCGTGCCGTCGATTGAGCTATTTGACACATAAGACCAAATCGCAATCTGGTTTTGCGGGTCTACGGTTGAGGTCATTTTGTCCTTGTAGGAGATGTTAAAATCGTCCTCTAGGAAAAATCTGTTAACCTTCTCAGCTCCGATTGGCTGGCTCCTAGTGCCGTCAAACATATAGAAGCCGTCGTCTGAAAGGTAGAACACCATATGCCCGATATTACAAACAGAGCCGGGAACCTGACAGCCCCTAGCTGTCTCAACCTTATCGAACTGCCAGATTAGCGGCGGGCCTGAGTAAGTGGCGCGAATAATAGCGCGCTCCATCAGGATAGTGCAATACTCTCCGCCGACCATTCCGGTGATCGCACCGGCGTCTGGGATTTCCTGAAAATCGCTTTGATCCGTTCCAGACACCCAGCTTGTAATGTCGTTAAAGCCAGACCAGCGCACCTTGTACGGCACACGCCCTGACCCCTCGTCGATATTGGCCGTCCACACAAAGTCACGCACAACAGCTAGGAAGTCAGCCTTTGGCGGCGTGCCGGATAAATCAGAAAACGCGCTATCGATGCCAAGCTGGAACTTTTGCAGCTCTTCGCCACTGCCGCCAGACGCGATAATTGTGTCGCCAAATTGCACAAAGCCCCAACGCTCACCGCTAACCAAATCATAGGCTGGTGTGCCTGCCTTGCTTATGTCGTCGAGGTTAGTTGTGCCAGCGTTAAAAGAGTAGAGCTTCGCGCTATCGCCAGCGAACAGTTTTACGGAGCCGTCGTTTTGTTTAGCCGCGAAGATGTTTAGTATCGTGTTTGACGCAGCGTTTGAGTATTGGACAAAGCCGGGCAGGCTGCGATATCCGTTAGCTGCGGGGATAACGTTTGTCGCCTCGACAACACCAGCATTTGAAAAGTCCGGCTGATCCGGTAGCCATTCACCAAACGTAATCATTGACCTAACCAAACTCCTGTTGCGCCAGACGTCACAGTCGACCAGATAGCCGGTGTGTCTGTAGTGTCAGTCCACGTTGCGGCGGTATCTGCTACGTCAGACCAAGCCTCGCCTAGTATCTCGCCGGTGATTGTACCACTCACAGCGACATTTGCCGACCCCGACATTACAAACGTGCCGACAGGCGCTGACGCTGCTGTGACCGCTGCGGTGGCTTGACCGTCAACCCTAAGAACAACAAACGCCTGAGCCGTCGCATTAAACGCAATCCCCGCAGCGCCGCCGTAGGATGCGATAAAGATTGCGTTAGCCGTAACACCGGCAGCGCCAGTGACCGAGGCTGACATACTCTGTATGCGGTTTGCCGTGCCGGTAGATGTAACAGCAACAGACGCAGCGCCATCGAAATGCTGAACGCGCTGAGGCGTGGCCGTGGCTGATGCAGAAACGTTAACGCTCGCGTCGAACTCAATAGCAAACAACATAGCGCCGGTAGCATTGATAGCCACTGACGCGGAGCCGTCCGTGACAAGAACGCAAAGCCGGTCGCCATTGTCTAACTGGTCTAGTGTGTAGCCAAAATTGTCTAGCTGCTCTAGCGTACCCCACGCGTCTAGTTGCTCTAACGTGGGGTTACACCACGGCAGCGCATCTGGACTATCGAGGCTCGCTGGCAGCGCGTCTATGCTGCCAGTTAGCTGCTCAAGTTGTGGGTCGCTGGTTGCCATCGTACCGCCTTTAAGCTGCGGTGATGTCTAGGTCACCTGTCGGTATTTTCAAGATGTCGCCGTTAGCGATCAACTTAGCTGTAGTGAACGCACCGTGGATCAACAGATTACCGCCACTAAGAGCGTCAAAAATGCCAAAATGGCTTACAGTTCCCCAAGAGCCAGTCGCCGCGTTAAACTCAATCGCCGCGCTGTTTGAGGTTGTACCAGACGCTGCGGCAGTAAACGCTGCACTCTCACGCGCATAGTTATTGCCAGTTAGCTCAGCGCCGCTGTTGTCGTCATTAAAAGACGCTACGGCAAGGCCAACGTAAACTGTGGTCGGCATCGTATATGCGCCGGTTCCAAGGATGTGGTCGAGAATTTCATTCTCAAGATAGTCACTCATTGCAGACATAATTTAGCTCTCCGCTGCTGTGTTTTGCCGCTGATAAATGCTGCTCATTTGCAGCGATCCAGTTCCGTAATGAGCGCGCTGCTCGTCGATTTTAATCTCTTCCAGAGCCAAATTAAACCGCTGTAGATATTGAGACGCACGCTGCTCATCAAGTAAGTAAGCATACGCCTCAGCTAATGCGCCGTAAAGGTAGGCATCCGGTGAACGGCTCAGGACGTTGTTTGTCTGGTTTGAAGCTGACAAAGCCTCAATCGTGCCAATGTAAACAATTTCCAAAGAGTAGGCCGTATCTGGAATTGGGCGCAGTTTAATCTCGTCGCCAATAATGCTGTAGCCAAGCGGCTTACCCTGCCCGCCTGACGCAAATTTTTCGTCTAGGGCAACAGGGCTGTAGTAAGACAGGACTGTCAGCGGTGATGTGTTTAGCTTTACCTCACGCACCTCGCGCAAGTCTGTGGGCAGAGACAGGTATTCGTTACCGCCGACAGTGCTTGCTGCCGACCGCTTTTCCTGACTGCGCGTTTCAAGCTCGCGGCTCATGCGCGCCTCAGCCATCGTGATAAAGTCAGGGATTTGCGCCGTTAAGTCGCTACGCGCCAAAAAGTTAGCGATAGCGGCTTGCAGGTTTGTGTAGGTATCTACTGCCATTATACGGTTCCGCCGCCAGTTCTAAAATCACGGTTCTCGCTGTCGTTCAGCCACGCCTTCCAGCCCTTAGGGTTTTCTTGCGGCGTGCCTAAAGTCTCAATCAGGTGATTATACACTACATTAGGTATTTCGGCTACATGCTGCATGTGCCGCTGGGTATTGCCCATCATGCTGCCCTTTGAGTAATCGTTATTCATCTGCCGGTTTAATTTTACCAGCGTGTCAAATCTTTGCTTTTGCTCAATGACAGTCGATCCGTCATTGTTCTGGTGCATATACACTTCTTTTTTAGTGTGCGGGTCTGTGTAGAGTACGCGTTTCATATCTCACCCTTTGAAGAAAGAGAGGGGGCAGTCGCCCGCCCCCTCAGATTTATTATGATCCGTTAAGATCGTAAACCATCGCGTGTGCCTTAGGCGCGGTTGGCTTGAGTGACCACTCACAGACCAAATGGCTTGTTTGAGCGTCGCCGTCCTTGGCCAAATCTTCCTCAAGGAAGTTACGACCATTCAGGGTGCAGATTGACACAAAGTCTGGGTCAATCAAGAACACCCGGTCGTTACCGAGCAGACGTGATGGAACTGCCTCAACAGTACCGAAGTCGGTCAGGAAAACAGATGTCGAACCGACATAAGTTACTTCCTTGGCTTTGGTCATGTTGACGTCGTTTGACACCAAATTGCCTGACGCTGACAGGTCAGAGAAGTTGGCGCGGTTGGTTGCAGAAGCAACCATCAGACGTGGGTTTCCACCGTCTTCCCACGCATCCTGCATCCCATCTTCGATGAGGGCAAGTGTCAATGGGCGAGCCACACCTGAACCGCCGGGTGTGTCAGTGCCGTCACCTGTGGCGAAAGCGCCGGACGCGCCGACTGAGCCATTTGTGATCCAGCAAGACAGTGAAGCTGACTTGCGTGGGTCTGAACCGTCGCGTGCAACGTCTGTGTCACCGATTGACTTTTCGATGTCACGACGCAGTTCGAGAGCTTTTAATACCTTCTGGTAGTTATGCTCACGCTCACGTCCGGCTGTATCAACAGCGTCCAGTGTGCCAGATGTTGCAAAGACTTTCTTTGAAATCTGGTGGTAGTTGCCCACGCGTGACGTTGGCGTTGCAGCCGCAGTCGAAGTTGTCGCACCTTCGTTGTGGTAGTTGTTCGAGGCAGCCGCAGTCAGCTCCTGAACTTGCCACTCAACAAAAATGCCGCGTGATGTTTCCTTCTTCACGTTTGAGAAGATTGGTGTTTCTGCCGGATCAATCCGGTAAATGATGTCTGCAAGCTGTTCCTTCTCACCAACAGCAGCAGATGTTGCGAATACAGCCATTGTATTACGCTCCTTCTTTGGTTAGGGGCTATCTGCCCATTAAATACTCAACAGCGGCATCGACGGTTCCAGCGCTTTCAAAACGCTGTTTCGCCTGTTGCCGTGAACGACTTGCAACTTCACGCTTCGTCTTTGGGCGTCCTGCCTTAGCCATCTTTGGCGCTTGTCTGGCTTTCTTCTTGGCGTCGGGTTTCTTCGACTGAAGATTGTCCCACTTCCAAGCCTTGTAGAGAAGTTCGATGGCGCGCGCGTCAGACGCGTTTGCAATCTCTTCCTCACTAAAGCCAATGCGGCGCTGCGCGTACTTGATAACAGCCTGACGCTCCGTTTCGCGGATATCGTCATTTTGCCACTCAGGTATGCGATTAAGCATTTCGGAACGCTGATTTTGTAGGTGCTGTTTTAGTTGCACCTCACGCTCGTATGCTTGTTCTTGAGCCAAACGCGACCTCTCGGTCTCGACTTGTTTCTGCTGTTCCTTGTAGCTATCCCACTCGGTCTTGGCTAGGAACAAGTCACGCTCGCTCATTGTTTCGGCTAATGCTCTCCAGTCAGGTTCTTGCTCGACTGTCTGCTGGATTTGGGCGCTCAACTGATTTAGTTGCTGCGCGTAGGTGTCTCTGAGCTGCTTAACCTGAGCCGCCTCTTGTTCAAAGGCTTTGCGCTGGTTAGCCAGTTCCATTGACTTCCTAGTAAACGACTGCTGCCGCTGATATCCGTTGCGAAGCTCATCGAGGTCTACCTCCACCTCTTCGCCGTCAATTTTGACTTTGTAGGTCTGCTGAGGCTCCTCATAATCTTCGTCGTCATCAGTTTCGTAGTCGTCTTCGCCTTCGTCGGCATCATCATCCACATAGTCGTCTTCCGGCGTCTCATCGACGTTATCGGTTTCCGGCTCAGGTGCCTCTGCCTCTGGCTGTCGAGGCCGAGCTTCGGCCTCTGGTCGCTCTTCTGTCGCAGTATCCTCAGGGGGATTGCTCAGAAGGCTAATTGCGTCATTAATTGAAATTTCTCCGGTTCCTGCTGGATTGTCGGACATAATAATCTACCTTTTTCTAGTTACGGTTGACCGCCGCCTGAAATCATCTAGCTGCGCTTCCGCTAACTTACCACTCTCAACCACGCTTTGAAAATACCCCTTTAAAGCGGTAAGAGACTGGCACAAATAATAAACTCTTTCTCTGTTCTCCGCATCCTTTATGTCGCTCAGCTTCCAAGCCTCGGTAAACTGATTGTCGAGATATTCAAACGCCTCAACAAGTAACTCATTACGCATCAAAGCCTCGGCCCTCTCAGCTCTGGCCTGCTTTTCCCTCACCTTTAATTCGTCCATAATTTTCCCTATGAAAGTAACGTATATCCGTCTAATCGTGGCGGGCGCTTGAAGTATTCTGGGTAGGTTGCGCCCTGCTGTCTAAACGCAAGGTTAGCCGATTGGAAATCTGGCGCAGTAGGATAACCAGCGCCATAACGGCTGTAGAACTGCTCTAATCCAGACGGCGCATAATCCAGCAAGCCCATACGCGCGTAACCGCCGGGGGTTGGTGGAACGACTGAACCTGCGTCACCGCCATTACCGGCTCCGCCCCTAGTGTCTAGGCGGCAAGCCTGCAAGTCTTCGTCGAAGATATATCCAGCGTCACATTGGCCGGTGACAGGGTCGACTGGTTTAACTTCCTCTCGCCCATCATCACGACCGCCACTCATGTCAGGTGCGTTCATGCCGGTATATGCACCCCTAGCCAGCAAATCCTCAAACGTCTTGGGCGGGCCTAAAACAAGGGTTGTTAAGGCGTCAATTCCCTGACCAAGCAAACCCATACCCGGCGTGCCGATTTGGCCGATAACTCTTTGAGACACAGGCTCAATTTCATAGGCATATGGGTTAGAACCCATCATGCCAGCTATGTTCATGCTTAGCGGTAAGCCTTGCCTTTGAGCCTCTGTTAAGCCAGCTAGGTTCTTTGTTACTAGCTGTCCGTCAGGGGCGACTACAGTTTCGAGGCCGTATGGCATACCAGTCACAGGATCGTAGCCGACGTTCTGAGGCGCTTTGTAGGGGCTAATGCCTAAGTTCTGTTGAGCAGACAGCATTGCGTTATATTGATCGGCTGTTATTCCGCCCGAAGTTGTTTGGCTGGGCGCGGTATATCCAATAACATTATTCACAGCCTGCCTTACACCAGCTTGTTGAGCCAATGCGTTTTGCATAGCCTGAGCGTTTGCGCTTCTTTGCGCTGCGCCAGTGCCAATGGTTGATGCTTCGACAATGTCTCTTACTGCTTGAGCCGCAATTTGCTCATCACGCCCACCGGGGTCGAAACCACCTCCATAGCTGTAATCGTCTCGACTTAAACCCGCTGATGCTGCTGCGATATCCTGCTGCACGTCTTGGTCAATGTCTTCATCAGACAAGCCGCCCCCACCACCGCCGCCGGAGTCATCGCTAGAGCCAAAGCAGAACATCTGGCGCTGCATATACTCGCCGTAATCGAACCCATCAATTAGATCGCGTGAACGCATAACCAGACCTTCCTTTCAATGATCTAAGCCATTGACCTTTTATGTTACTTCCATACCGCTTGCCAAGTTCATCCCTGACATGCTTTACCCAACTTGCCTTTAGTCCAAACGGCGACACGATATCTGGAATAAACAAGTTCGAGCCGCTGTTCCACTCGTCTGCGCCGATAGAACGGTCGCCCTTGGTTAGTTCCTTTATCGCCTCGTCACCGACAAAAGCGTAAGAGAAGAAAGCAAGCGGCTGATCGTTTTCGCGGATCAAGAAATATTGGTTTTTCTTAATCGGCTGTAAAAAGAACCGTTTTAACGCTACCATTCTCCAATTGTTATAATAGTCGAAAAAGCTCGCTAAATATACCGCCTCACTAAAAGCGCGATTTATTTGCGAACCCATTACTGCGCCCTTGGCAAATTCGTTGATATATCTGCGTCGGTCATAGCCTTAGCCATACGAAGCTCAGCCTCAGCGGATAGTTCCATACGGCGAAGCTCTATTTCCATCTGCATCTTTTCACGCTCAAGCTGGATATCCGCCTGCATCTTTTCACGCTTCAGCGCAATCTCAGCCTCAGCCTTTTGCTGGGCGAGCTGCAATTCAATCTGAGCTTTTTGCTGCATCGCAGCAACCGCCGGGTCAGGCTGAGGCGGCTGTTGCGCCTGCATTGCCTGCTGCTGCGCGATAGCCTGAGGCGAGCTAAAGAACTGGTCGGCATCCTTAAAGCCGCCAATCTCCGCAATCGAGCGAAGCGTGTTTACATATTGAGACATAGACACGATTGGGTTTTGCGGGCCTAGCTGCATTAGGATTTGCTCTTGCTTAGCTGCAATCTGTGTCAGGAAGGCAATCTTTGTTTCGTCGTCTGTCGTGCCAAGACCAACTTGCACAATCGTGTCAAACTCTGACTTCCACTCGGCTGGGTTAATCGGCACAAACTTGTTACGCAGGCGCATAATCTGCGGCTTGTTGTCGTGCTTTAATACTAAAGCCAAGACACCCTTGAACAAATCCTTGACACCAGTTTCGGCCATAGTTCTGGCGTAACTCTCAAGCTTAACCTGAGCGCCGCGAACCGTGGCGGCAACCGCTGAAGCAGTCGACGACTGCAACGCGTCTGGGCTAAGTCCTTGGGCTGCGGCACTCATGCCTGTGCGCTGCTCTTTTACGCTGTCGATGTAATCCATTAGCGGGCGGATTTCTGCGCCAACAGACGCGCCAGCTAGTGGCTGAAGCATACCGGGCTGCCGCACGCGGATAATCCCGCCAGCTTGTGCATCGAGCAGGTCGTCCAGATTTACAGCACCCTCGACGGCAGCGATGCGCGGCAGGGTCGATGAGTAGACGCTATCAAGATACTGACGCATGAGCGTGGTCTTGATAACCTGCAAATCTTCGGTCATGTCGTAGATTGAGCGACCGACCAAGCGGTGCGGCATCAGGATAGGCGACGCAACGGCAAATGGGATGTGATCCCACGGCTCGTTGTGCAAGATGTGCTGGCCTTCCGAGCCAATCGCGCAAATGCGGCGGCGCTCTGCAATGCCGTCGCCATCGTAATCCATTTTAACGATGCACTCGTAATAGATGACGCTACGCATTGTCGGGTCAGCCGGATCAACGCCGGTGGACGCCTCTAAATCCTGAAAGCGATTGCTAACCTCATTGCCAACCTTCAGCTCGTCCTCGCCAGCATATTGCTCGACCTCATCGCGGTCATAGCCCATAGCCACAAGGTCGCTGACAGTGAGCGACGTGCGGTGCGCCATAAAGTGCGCGTCCTCAAGAGACGTCGCGCGGCGGCTAACCAGAAACTCCTCAGGCGGGATGTTGATAATCTTGATTTCGCCCTCTTCGCGGGTAACGCGAACATTGAGATCGTACTCAGAGCGAAGTGGCACAGTCTCGCCAGTCTCGTTGTCGTAAATGCTTTCGGTAATGGTTTCGGACTGCTCAACGATTTCAACGTTGGGGTCGTTCATCAGCATGACCAGCTCGTCCTCTGACAAGCCGTTATATTCTTCTTCGTCGACCTCTTCTTTGGTTTCGTAGAAGAACTTTACGACACCCATACGGAATAAAAGCGCATCCTTAAAAAAGGTGTGCAGCATTTTATAACCGTCATTGCGTTGCACAATGTGGTTAACGTAATCGGACGCCTGATCTGCGGCTTCCATATCCTCTGCGGTGCGACCGGCAAAGCGAACATATTTGTCGTTGGTCGTAAAGACGCGCATCAGGTTAGGCATAATCGCCTCAACCGTGTCAGCGACTTCGGTGGCGACCACAGACGACCGGCCTTCCACCTCATTGCCAAGAGGCTCCCCCAGATAAAAGTCGAGAGCGCGCAGGCGCTCTTGGGTGTATTCGCTGTCGAAGTGGTTTAGCGCATCGGTTATTTCGCCTGACACAATTGTGCTGAGCTGGTAGTCGTCCATTTTAGCCATTTTTCTTTGCACCTTTTGCCGTACGTTTTTGCGTACGTTTAACCTTGGCCGCCGTCTTTGGCGTGTCGATATTATCGCACACTTCCTTGGTTTGTTCCAGCGGGGGCTGGACGCGGCGAATACGGCCTACCAAGGGGCGGCGGATCATCATTGCATCGTTACCTTGCGTGCCTTCTTTTTGCCACCTTTGATCGGCGCGCCAATCTTTGCGGCAGTCTCAGCAAAGCCGCTAGTGGTCTGCACAACCTTAGCTGGGCGTGGCTCGCGTACAGTTTCGATGACAGGGTTCTTGCCCTGAATACAGCGCTGCCTAATCTCGCAGCGGCCACGATATGGGCAGTTATCACAAACAATCATGCCTTAGCCTTCTTTCTCTTTTTCGCTGTCTTTGCAGCCGCCTTGAAAGCCGCAGCCGTGGGCGCACCCTTGGCTCCGACCTTTCTCATTTTCTCGCCTGAGCCAGCCTTAATACGCGCGCGTTTCTTGGCGATATTTCCGTAAAGCGACATCAGCAGTATTTACCGAGAACCTGCTTTGCGCCGCCTGACTTCTTGCCGCCTTTTTTCTTACCGTATCCCATAGCTAACTTCCTTTTTTCCACTTGGTTGAACTCGATTTGGTCTTGCTCGGCGACCACTTAATACGGTTAGCCCAATATGCCGCAGACATAGGGCCTT